TTAAAGCGCCAGCTTCGAGTTCAGCATCGCCACCTGATCGCTGTTCATCTCTTCAATCCATTTAGCATAGATTTCATACACCATCTGCGCATTTTCGTGCCCCATCTGACTGGCAATAAAAGACGGGTTAGCGCCTGCTGATAATAACCAGCACGCGAAAGTGTGCCGTGTATGGTACGGATTGCGGCGACGAATACCAGCACGTTTTACAGCAGAGTTCCAGCGAGCGCCAATACTGCTCAGAGAGTAGTACGGTTTCTGGACACCTTTCCTTACCCTGGGCACGAAAACAAAATGCACATTCTGCTTTTCAGTCAGCCCATATTCACGATGGTGATAGGTGATCTCCGTTTTGGGAAACAGCGCAGTCAGTTCACTCTGTGCCTTAAGAGCTTCGATTGCAGGCGTAAGCAAGGTCACTTTCCGGATCCCTGCATCAGTTTTAGGCGGGACAAACATTCCCAGTGCATTCAGGTTTCGCCGGACATGCACGGTGCCGTTCACCAGATCGACATCTTCCCAGGCAAGCGCGGCCAGCTCTCCATGCCTCAGCCCGGAGAAGATGGCAAATTGCCACATATTTCCTTTTTGCCCATGGTTGGCTGCCATCAGTTGATCGAACTCTGCCCGGGTCAGAGGGTCAGGTTTGGGCCTGCTCTTCTGTAGTTTCTTTATGCCCGCATATGCCTTTTCTGTGGTGAAGCCTGACCGGTGAGCGAATCTCAAAAGAGAGCAGAGCAGGGAAATATAGTTATCGACGGTTCTTACGCTGCGACCGATCTTATTGGGGCGAATATGTACGGCATACATTGTCTGCCCCTCAAGCAACTCCGTTCGATAGCGCAGGATGTCATTATGCTTTATCTCACGGATGAGTGTATCCGCGCCGACCACGGTCACGATGGTTCTTAATTGCGATGCGGTTTTGCGCAGCGTGTTGGCGCAAAGCTCGATTTTTCGGTTAGCCAGCCAGGTATCGACAAGCTCACCGAATAGACGGATCTGTACAGTGCCGGAAGTAGTTTCTGCCTGCTTTGAGTCGGGAAAACGGGTGCGGTAATCAAACTCTCCCAGCGAAATCTCACTGACGATGACAGTCCTTAACTGGCCTGCTTTCTTAATATTAGAAGGGGTGGGGATCCACCCCCTGAGCAGTTCCCGGCAGCGCTTACCTTTATACATGAACCAGATGCGGATGCTTTGACCGCGAAGCTCCACGCCCGGTGGTAAGTCTGTCATTTATGCGTCCTGTATTAGTTGGTTAATCTTTGGGTAGTTGTACCAGGTTATCCCGCGAGATGTCTTAATGCCGGTAGGGGAATGCCGTTTAAAATGAATCCCTTCAATCCAGCACCCCTGGCGGTACTGTTCAATCTGGCGGTTATCCAGACCGGTCTTTGCCGTCAGCCTCTCTGCTACAACCCACTCTTCAGTAAAAATCACCTGTGCCATCTTTCACCTCAGGTAACCGGCATCAGTATAAAGATGCCGGGAAAGTGTTAGTGATATTTCAATATCAGGCGATCTGCCCGGGCAAGGATCGCAGGCGGCGCATGCCGGTCATCGCCGTGGCCACGTAACTCGCCTTGCGGTTCACCACCTCCACCCACATCTTTACCCCTTCAACTCGTACCGTGTACGTCTCTTTCATCCGGCTGCGCCCGTAATTGCCGTAGCGTTCTGCGTGGGCCGCCAGGGCAATGTCGCAGGCTTTACGCGCCAGCGGTGACTGTGTGCTGCGGTTAATCAGTCGCATGGCCACAGCCTTCTGGGTTAGATGGTTGAAGGAAAACCGCTCGGGACGGCGACCAGTCGCAATATGCATCGGTTTCGGTATGCCCGAAAATTGCCTTACAGCGGCGTATATGGGCGCAGTCACCGCAGGTCTTACCCTTCGGGAGTTGCATTTTGTCGGGGTCTGCCGGGTTATAATTCAGCTCAGTCATTCCAGGCCTCCAGCTCGTTCTGAATCTCTTCGTCAATTTCGTCATTGGTGGCGGTCTTATCAAGGCAGCGCCGCGCTTCTTTCAGGTAGGCTTCACGGCGTTCGTCGTACCAGGCGGAAAACTCTGGCGACCAGCCGTACGTGTACCCGCAAAAAGCAACCCTAGCGTTGTCTTCTGCCATGCGCTCAACCATGCAGTCAGCAGTTGTCAGGGCGCACTCGCGGATATAGCCGCGCAGATCGCGCTTATGCCACCAAGGACTCACCTTCGAATCACAGCGGCCTTTAAACTCAACTTCCCAGCGGCGGATACAGCGTGCATTTAGTGATTTGATCATCTCGTTACCGGGAGGGCGAACCCTCCCGCCTCCCTTAGGCCACGTATTCCGGTTTCATATCTGCCAGGGTGATGCTGAACTTATCGTGCAACTCGTCGCCAAGGTGACGTTTTGCCGACGCCAGCACGCGTTCAGCTTCAGCGAACTGCTCAGCTGCGCCAGGTTCGCCCGGCTGCGGCAGGGAGTTAATCGCCGCCTCAACCCTGTTATGCGCATCCACAAAGTGGTAACGCTTCACAGCCTTGCTCTTCAGCTCGGTGTACAGGGATGAACCCAGCGTGTTTTTGGCGCTCTCAATGTCGGCGCGTACTGCTTTGGCGTTATCTACGTCCTGCGCAGCCTCAATGCGATCCCGGAACTCATCGGCCATAGCATCGATGTTGGCAGCCGATTCCTGCGCGCTATGAGTGGTTGTTACACTGTCACCTTTGATATCAGCCAGGCTCACGCGCTGGACTGGTGCCGGATTGATCTCCTTCTCGGTGCGCTGCTCGACTTCATCCGGGGTGTACACGCCCAGTACGACTGCAGGGCAGTACAGGCGCGCCCAGTACTTGAGGGCCAGATAAGCGATCTGCTGTTTCGGGTTCGATACCCACAGCGGGGAGTTGCGCGTAATCACGCTGGAAAGAAACACCGGTTCGCCCCAAGTGATCTCGCTTTCGTCGCGAATGACGGCACCCACACGAACCGACAGGCCCTGTTCGTCGGCACTGGTCCAGCCGCGTACCATTTCTTTCTTGTCGTAAGTCCCGCCGCCTTTCGCCGGCTTCTTCACGATCTCTTCACGGCTGCTGGCGCATTTCGACCAGTCGCCCTCGTACTCATAGTGGAACCGGCCCACGATGGCGTTAGAGCTGGAGATCACCGCGTTCACCAGCTGCGCTTCGTAACCCAGCACACCGTTGACCAGGTGCGTTTTCTGCGCCACTGCGTAAGGGTTCATGCCCCACTGCATGGCCTGCATGACGATCGCCATGCAGTCGGCTGGATTGCCGCGAAGATGCTCAGGTACGGTGACGGCAGACTGCGCCATTAACCCGGCGAACGCCTGGAGTTGCCCCAGCGCCTGCACGTTAAAAATGGAGTTAGTTGCAGATATAGTGTTTGGAGCCTGCTGCTCCGCGGTTACGATATTCATGTTTTCCATCATCATTCCCCTTATGCCTGAGTACGCAGCGCTTCAAGGCGGCGCAGGTCGAAGTCGTTCAGTTCGTCGGTGTAGTCTTCGGTGATCGGCGCTGGCCACACGCCAGTGTCGAACGCGTTAGCGATGCGGTTCATCGTCTGGCGATACTCCAGCATGCCCAGCTCAATCAGCTCTTCGCTGGCCTCAACGATGCCGATCCAGTGATAACCCTCGTCTTTGTTAACGAAAATCCAGAAGAACTGATCCAGCGCCGCGGCATTCATGTACATGGCCGCGCTGAGGTGGTAATCGCGGTCGATGATCTCCCTGTGCAGGCGGGCACGCAGACCGGACTGTTTCACGTTCCACATGCTGATGGTTTTCAGGTCGGCGCCCACACGAACCATATCGAACGGGATCTCGATATCAGGGCGCACGCGGATTTCCAGCCCGGTCTCCTCATCGATAGCGAAATAGCTCGTCTCAACAGCGCGATCAGGGTGCAGCAGCAGCTTGCCGGCAGTCGGGTGGCCGTGCAGTGCTTTCTGAATGGCCAGCGCCGTTTGCATCTGCTGCTGGGTAACCAGAATCTTGTCGCCCGGGTTCTCGCGCCATGCATCCAGCAGTTCGTCAGCAAAAACCGCATCCGGCTTAACGGACTTCACCGCCTGGATCATCTCCGCTTTTGTGCCGGACACTTTCAGCGGTGCAGGTTTCTGCGCTTCCTGTGCCACCAGGTCAGGGTTGATGAACGCCAGCTGCTCGAGGAGCGCATCACGGCTGCCGCTGGTTTTCACTGGCGCGGGCAGGGTGGCGTTGTACTCTTTGATGCAGGCTTTCATAGCTGCAGCGGTCTGTTTCTGGTCTGCCTCGATGCGCTGGAATTCAGCAGGCAGCGTCATATAGCTTTGAGCTGTTTCATCCAAGCTGCCGCCCATCGGCACCGGCGCGGGCAGGGTGGCATTGTACTCATCCAGCAGCGCCTTAATGTCGTCGGCACTCAGCTGCGCTGGCAGGCTGGCGTTATGCTCATCGATAAAGGCGCGCAGGGTCGCCGCGGTGGTGAAGGCACCTTCCGGGATCACCGGCTCCACGCTGAACTCTTCTTCGAGGTTTTCCGGCTGCAGCGCCAGCGCATGCACCAGGTTACCCATATCCAGCACTTTGGAACCTTCGCGCGGGATGGTCTTGGCGACGTGGCGGGCGTTGAAGTACATCAGGCTGACGCGGGCATCTTTCACCTGGGTGCTGCTGATCCCGTTTGCTGCGTGGTAAACGTTATTCGGCAGACCCTCATAGCGGCCCGGTTCGAAGTACGCCGGGTATTCGGCTACTGGTTCGGCCTGATGCGCTTCTGGCTCGATCTGATTCACTTTTGGTGCATTTAGATGCGCAGAATCGTCATCTTGATGCGCATTTTTCGCGTTTTGGTTCACATCGGCCTGTTCCTGGTTGGCCAGGCTCGGTGCTGCGGCGGCCAGAACTTCTGCCGGGATCAGGGCATCTGTTTGCGGATCAACTGCATCAGTGCTTTCGCCTGGTGAAAACGCGTCACCAGTTTCTCCTTCCTGCGGGTTAGTCTCTTCCATCTGCACATCGCTGGTGGTCTCCGTTACTGTTTCCGTTTTTTCGACTGCGTTTGAGAGGGTATTGATGACCGGGTCATTATTTGTACCCATTAGGCCATCGATAGAGAACACGCCGCCGCCGAGGTTCGCGACCTGCGTCTGGCTGTCGGCAATGGTCGCCTCATTTTTTTCCGGGTGGAGCTTTTCATCAGCAGCGCGTTGACGCATCTGATCCACAATAGAAAGTGCACGTTCAGGGCATTTTTGTTCGCTTGGGTTATATGCGGAATGAAGCTCTTCCAGCGTTTCATCAACCTCCTGCCATGCTTCATCGACCATTTCTTTGGTAACGGCTTCCTGCGGCTGTGCATTGTTGGCATGAATAGGCATCAGCTCAGTCGCTTCATTGAAATTTGTCGTCATAGTTCGGTTAACGAACTCGAGGTGTGCAGCTGGAGTCAGGTGGATATTCTCTGGTGCGATGCGCACCAGGTTAAAAATAGCCGTGCGGTTCACTGCCAGAACACCAGGCTGATTGCGCAGAATTTTGCTCCATGATTTCCAGGGTTCTTCTTTGTTCGCGACAATCTCTTTGGCGCGGCGCAAAACACTGGAAGGGATTTCAAAATGGTGGAAATCCATCGGCAGCAGGGCGCAGGCGATCTCCAGATCGAGGGTGTCCAGGGTGTGATGCGCATCTGCGCCGCGGTCAGTTACATACCCGCCGTCGGCATTGGTGCCTGCATCTGTGCGCTGCACGTGACTGATGCGGTTACCTGCGGCCCATTCACGCGTCAGGATCCCTCGGTCGATATATGGGGTCGCTACCCAGGCTTTAGTGAACTGCAGCAGCAGAGCCAGCTCATGGCGCTTATCCATGCTGAACACTTTTCGAATAGCATTCGTATAGCGCCACAGGTCTTTGGTATCGAAAGCCTTAATCTCAGCGCAGCTTTCAGCAGCAAGCAGAAGCGTCTGGACATAGCTATTGTCGGTATCCATCTCCAGCGCATGCAGTTCCGCATGTTCACCGCGGGTGACATGATGGCGCAGTTCGTCCACCGTCAGTTGAGCCAGCAGTTGTTGACGGAATGGCAGCTTGCATACTGCGTAACGAGTAAACTCATCGCCGTTTTTGAGTACCCGCAGGCCGTTCTCATACCAGTAAGGCTCATCCCTAGCCGGGAGCTTTCCACTCTTCCAGTCTTCAACCAGCTGATTGCGATCGCCAGCTTCGGCCTTAACCCAACCCGACATGAAGGCGGCCAGAAGAGCAGGGTCGTGTTCTTTGTCCTGCGGGAAAACTTCTTTGACGGCCTGCACCAGCTTCCACTCAGCATGCAGGCTGAGATCACTAATATCAGCAACGTCATTTTTGGCCTTCAGGATACGCTGGAAGTAAACATTCCCCTCATCGCTCGCCAGTTCGTTGGCGACGATGTGCTGCTCCTGGCTGATTTCCGAAAGGTATTTGTCACCCAACAGATGGACGGCGAAGCGGACAGCCGGGGTGCGATTTTCAAGCAGGGAGGTGCTGCCCACATCTGCGGTATCAGTGGCAGTTACCGCTGCGGCAGGCTGATTTTCATCGCTGGTGGTGCTGTCCGGGGAAGTGGTGGTTTCGCTCTGAGATGCGTCGCCGGGGATCACGTTCCAGGTGCGCTGGTCGTCGGCCAACTGATAGCGCTTACAGAACTTGAAGCAGACGACACCTTCTTCCGGCAGATCGTCCACAATCGGCATGTCTGTGCGAATGGGTTTGCCGTAGTCTTTACCGCGGCCAGTTTCAATCCCGGCATCTTCCAGCGCGACATCCAGCATCAGCGCGGCGCGGGATTTGGTCGCGGCGGTGAACCAGATATAAGCGTCAGGCTTTCCTGATTTCTGCGTTGCCGGAATTAAGTGAGAATATTCCATGTCAGATCCTCATTTTGAATGTAATATCCCAGGCGGCTATTCAAACCGCCTGAGGTTATTTAGCTAAAGTCCGGTTCGCTTTGGTCGGTGGTACCGGACGGGGAGGCCCACCTTGTGTGGGCTTTCGCTTAATGGATGGTCTTGAAAATACGACCTGCGAAATCCTGCTTGTAACGGCGGTAGTCGCCGAAACCCGCTTTATCGCCGGTGGAGATGTTGGCTGAGAGCAGAGAAAGCTCAGTCACGGCGCAATGAGGGCAGTCGAACTCACCCAGGATGTATCCACCATCGAGCACGACAGTGGTTGCGCCGTTTGAGGTGGAGTGAATAACGCCAGAGAATTTCTCATCGCAGTTGAACAGCGCGATCTCTTTATTAATTGCCTTGATGTTTAAATTAACGGTAATGACTTTCATAATTTCTCCGTATGCCAGATTTTGGTTGTAAGAATCCCCGCCCAAATTCCGGGCGTTTCGTTTAATGCGATATTTCAGAAGTTAAATCAGGCTTCGTGGGCCATTTGATCGTGCGAGGCGCAACGCTCAGAGCAGTACTCTTTTTCTTTGCGCGCCTGTAGGGTGCCGTTGCGATAGAAGAGGGTGCGTTTGACCACTTCCTCGGGTTTAACCGGTTTGCTGCAGTTTCCGCATGTCTTCTGCATCATCATCTCCTCAGAACTTAACCGTGGTTTCCGCTGGCACTTCGTCACTGCGGACGATCCGTTCTACCGGGTAGCAATCCCCAGAAACCTTCTGTTCGATGGCGGCCTGCTCGCATTGCTGCTGGCTGTCATAAACATCGAGAACGACATCCTGAAATTCACCATTGGTCATGCCGATGGTCAGGACGAGAGCGAATAAGGTTCCCATCAGTGTGTACCTGCCGGAACCAGATGCGGTTCAATATTGCGTGATGCATACGGGCGGCGGATGTGGCGCAGGTTGCCCTGCGGTTCGTGCCAGTACATGCCTTCGCTGTAGTTAAAAGAGACCAGCCATGCTGCGCCGGTACGCTGGTTGCGCATTGGAACGGCGCGACCGCTGTTTGGTACTGCTGGATCAATTTTCATCTCAATCACCTGTTTGCCCTTGTCGCCAGGCTGGCGGAACATTTCTCTAACCTGACAACGCTGCGCGTGTTGTCGATGTAGAAACATTACAAGTTTATCTAGAAGCTGTAAAGGTGATTTATAGAAAAACTTTAAATTAAGGGCGTGAGAATTGACGCATATGTGATTGCGTTAAAGAATTTTTAGTTCGAAATGTTTTTGATGATGTCTGCTACATCGCCCTTCAGAAGGTCGAGTTCCTTTAAAACGCTTTTCGCGTGAACGATCAGGCGATTCTTTTCTGCTTCAGGCATCTGGTTGAATAAAGCCAATAACGCCTGCTCTTTGTCATCCAGTGGAGTGGAACGCGCTAATTCTTCTAATTCATCTGCAGTAGGCTCTTCACCTGGAGGGAGAAAGAACCAGTGCCCCGGCTTTCCTGTCGCAGCTGAGAGACGCTTAAGGCGCTCACCTCTCGCAGTGGTGTCGCCTTTAGACCATTGATGTGTCGCTTGTGGGCTAACCATGACTCTGCGGGCCAGCTCTGAAAGGTTCCAGCCAGTCTGCGCAAGTACTTGGTTAATGCGGAAGGCAAAGTTCTTATTTTCTTCTTTCATGCAATCCATTTTACAAACCTACCTTGTAAACATCACTTCAAGACTTGTTCAAGAAAAACTAGAAATGCTTGAAGGTTGAATGTATAGTTTTCCTTGAAACGAAAAGGAGAACCCATGAACCCTGAATTAAAGCGCCAGATCTGCACACAGATGAGTCAAACGGACATAGCTATTGCGCTTGGAACTACACCGCAAACTGTAAGCCTATGGTTGAGCGGGCAGGTGCCAGCGAATCGCGTAATCCCTTTATGTAAGGTTCTCGGGTGGAGCATTACGCCGCATCAGTTGCGTGAAGACATCTACCCAAACCCCACCGACGGCTTACCAAAGGAGGAGCATTAACAATGCAAACACTTTCTTTTCAACAGAATACCAGAGCGCCGACAGAGCGCCTGACATTCCAGTTTCAACAGGATGAGAGGGATAGCCAAAAGATTGATCACCGCGCCATCTGTTCTGCCGTTCGCGCCTGGGCGGCAGCGGAGGGACGTGTGGCTGTAGCTCTGGCAATCAAAGAAGCGGTTGAAGGGGCGGGGCTGGTAGGGATCGACACCAGCTGCAATGCCGATGTGTGGAATGTGAAGCTGTTTCGTTGGCTGGATAACAAGGAGAAGTCTCCAATTTACCGGGCAAACGTCGAGCTGCTGGAGCCGGTAATTATTTCGGTTTTGCCCCTGGCATACCGGGATCGCGTTGTGAAACACGACGAAGTTGCGCTTCGAATCGCCAGAACGGTGAAGGAGGACGCCGAGGCTATTCAGGCCGTCATGCTCAAAGCACCAAAGCAGGTTCGGCTTAAGGAGATCAGCGAAAAGATTGTCGCTAGCTTCTACCTGGATGGCCCGGACTCTGTGGCGCCATTGATGGCCATGGTGACGACGATGCTGGGGGGGGCGTTATGACGGGCCAAAAAAAGGCGAAAGCCGCGGTGCGCAAACACCAACGGCTTTCTGATGCAAATGCGACGAACAATTGCGGAGGTGAGTATGTCAAATACCGCTGAGATATTCAAATTCCCAACTCCAAAGCAGGAACAACAGGAGAGCCGCATGGCTGATCTGGAAAATGGCTATCTTCGTTTAGCCAATCAGATCCAGGATGCCCTGTGTATCGTTGAGCTATCCGGGCGTGAGTTCCGGGTACTGAATGCCATCGTTCGGCTGACCTATGGCTGGTCCAAAAAATCAGACAGGATCGCTAACAGTCTCATTGCCGATAAAACGACGCTGAAGGTGAAGCACGTTTCTGAGGCCGTGCTGAGCCTCGCCTATCGGAACATCATCATCCTGCGCCGCATCGGGCAAACCAGATACATAGGGATTAACACCAACCTGGATAAATGGGCTTACACCAAGCCAAATTGTACAAGATGCCCAGTGACTTTCCCGGCTGCTGAAGCTGTCACATGGGTTATCTCGGTCCCTGAAGTCAATGTCTACAATCCCCAGAAACAGGGATGGTTATCCCTGAAAACAGGGACAGCTATCCCTGAAAATGGGGATGGTAAAAATTCCCCTCAAACCATCCCTGAAAACGGGGATGGTTATCCCCGAAAACAGGGAAAGGGATCCCTGAAAACAGGGAACACCAAAGACATTCTTCCAAAGACAAATATAAATACAGATCTAACCCCCTCTAATCCCCCACGGGGGAAGGTGAAGTTTGATCCGTTGAGTATCCCGGTTCCTGAATGGCTGGATGCGTCGTCCTGGAATGAGTGGGTCGCTTACCGTCAGCAGTCTGGCAAAGCCATCAAAACTGAACTGACCGTCACCAAAGCGTTCCGTCTGCTGAAAGAGTGCCTGGACGAAGGTCACGATCCGGTAGCTGTGATCAACACCAGTATCGCGAACGGGTATCAGGGGCTGTTCAAGCCAAAATTCGGTCTTAACAACCGCAAGGCGGCCCGGGATGTGAATCACATTTCCCAGCCAGACAAAAAAATTCCAACGGGCTTCAGGGGGTAACCATGAAAAACGCAATCGGCACCGGCAGTGCGCTTGAGCGCCTACGTCAGTTTATCCCGGCCAGCGTGCAGCCGAAATTCAACAGCGTTGCAGAATGGCAGGCATGGCAGCAGGAAGAGGGCCGTAAACACTGCCAGCAAATCGAGAAACAGAACCAGCGGGCCCGCTCGGAGAAGATTTTTGGTCGCGCAGGAATACAAGCCCTGCACCGCAGCTGCTCGTTCGCAAACTACGAAGTATCAGGCCCGGAACAACGTCAGGCCTACAGCATGGCGAAGAGCTACGCGCAAAACTTTGGCGGCGGCGGATTCGCAAGCTTCGTGTTCAGCGGCGCACCGGGTACCGGGAAGAATCACCTGGCAGCGGCGATCGGCAACCACCTGCTGGCAGCCGGGCACTCCGTTCTGGTGGTGACCATCCCTGACCTGATGCTCCGTGTTCGCGAGTGCTACGACGGCGGACAGTCTGAATCAGCGCTGCTTAACGACCTGTGTAACGTCGATCTCCTGGTGCTGGACGAAGTTGGCATCCAGCGCGGCTCCAGCGGCGAGAAGGTGATCATCAACCAGGTGATTGACCGTCGGCTCTCCTCGATGCGGCCGGTCGGCATTCTGAGCAACCTGAATTACGACGAGTTGGTAGCCACACTCGGCGCGCGAATCGTGGATCGCCTTCGGATGGACGGTGGCATCTGGGTCAATTTCGACTGGGCAAGCTATCGCGGGAACGTATCGCACCTGCGGGCTGTGAAGTAATTTCGAAAGGAAATCTCATGGAAACTGTAATTCAAGCTCTGAAAGCAATGGGTAAGGCGACGGCGCGCGAGGTAGCGAGTCGTCTGGATATCGAGCCTGCGACCGCGCTGAACATGCTGCGTGAGCATGAGGAGACCGAAGAGGTTACTCAGATCAACGGCTACTGGGTGCTGACTGCCGGTAAGCCTGTGTCAGCCAGCCCGGTCAGAACCGCAGTTCGGCCGCCGGTGAAAGTGAACGTGAATGACCTCATCCAGCTGCTGAATGAGCATGGGCCAAAATCTTCCGCTGAACTGGCAACCCTGGCGCGTATCGAATCGAAACGAGTAGCGCCGATGCTGACCTACCACATGACAAAGGGCCAGATTCTACGTGAAAAAATTGACGGTAAATTTGTTTATTCCGTCCGCGTGGATATGCCTGAGGATGCGGTGGCGAAGGGTCTGGTCACCGTAGCGCCAGAACCTGAGGCAGCCACCGTATCGCCAGCCGTTACCGACGCGGATAAACCACTGGAGCAGTTCGTCAGCGAGATCCCATCGTTCACCGAAAGGCATGTGGCCGGGCAGGTGATCCCGACAGTCCAGCTGATCTCCCGCGAAATCCGTCGCACCAGGAACAAACTGGCGAGCCTGGAGAAACTGCGTGAGGCGGTCCGGGTAGTTGGCCGCCATAAAAATCTCGTTCAACAGCTGGCAGACATGGAGGTCCACAATGGCCAGTCATAACCTCTGGACAATCATCCGCGCCATTCAGCACGGCGGCGAGATCACCCCGCGTCAGGTTCGTCGGCTGGTGGACTGCGACAGCAAAAAGGCCTGCCGTTTGCTCGAGCATCTGGTTTCCGTTGGCACCGTGAAGAATATCGGCCAGCGCCGCCACCCGGTATACGTCATCCAGCCGGGCGGGGAGGAGCGAATCAAGCCTATGCCCGTGGCGCGCCAGCAACCCAGCATCACAGACGTTTGCCGCCAGAGTCCGGCAATGAAACGAGTTTTAGCCTTCTACGGGAGAGCATCAGCATGAGCGCTATTCAGGCAGTGAAATCGTTTTTTGGGATTGGTATTTCCAGTCAGTTCCCTAAGGTAGTCAGGATGCATGAGAAAAAGCGAAGCCTCTTCGACATGATCGTCTTCCCTTGCATTGACCTCTGCGATCCAATGCAGGCCACGCTGTTCATGAAGGCCGCAAAGGAAATGCAAGAGCGCATGACCGGGCATTATTGCCGGGTAGATATTTGCTCGATAAACGAAATCATCGAGCTTGCAGGCATGACGCTGTGGGGAAGGTCAGCCGAGGCTCATGAGTGGCTGCACAAACTCCACTGCGTCCGGTTCAGGGATATGCATCCCGATATTGCGGTTCAGGTTCCGCACCGTATCAACATGGTATTTGCTAATGGTGATTATCAGTACCCATGGGAGGCAGCCCAATGACCAACAAACAGGCGCAAGAACTGCTGATCCAAAACGGCCAACTGGTAGCGGATACGCTCCGCCATTTAGCTGATAACGAAATCGACTCGGATTATTTCGCCATCACGTCAACCAGTGAGAACGGCACTGAGACTGAGTGCGAGCTGGTTATCACTGAATACATCCGTCAGGCTGCTGGGATTCTTGATGAATTGACTAAGGCGCTGGAAGCCAAAGACAAGGCCTGGTCAGCGCAGGACGACCACATCAACCAACAGGCTGACCGTATCGAATCGCTGGAACAAAAAAATGCCGGTCTGGGAAAAGCGCTTGGAGACGCAGAGAAGCGGATCGCTGAGTTTGACCAAAGGATTAGGACGCAGAATCGCCACGCCTGCGAGCTGTTCGATGAAGCGAAGGTCCAAAGGCAGCGAGTGGCCGAACTGGAGGCGAGTCACAGCAAGCTCCGTGAGTCGATGGCAACGATTCATAACACGATCCGTCTGGATGGCGCGCAAACGTCACTGGCAGTAATTCTAAATGCCGCGAAACGCGCGCATGACGAATCAGCTACTGCCGCTGGCTGCGCCACTATGTTACATAAGTTTTAGAAATTGCTAGCATATTAATTGTTTCTCCGTTGATGTTCGGTGAAGGGGTTAGTAGAGTGAGGTCATTAAGTGGAATACAGCAACCTTGGAGAAAGATACATGTCTGAAATTTTTGATAACGGATATAGGGCTGGAGAAGCCTCAAACTATAAAGATAAAATGTCTCCGTTTGATGCCTCCCAGCTCAAAGATGAGTATATGGTCGGATACTGCTTGGCTCGGGCTGAAAACCAGGGTGCTGGAGGTCCGATGTTTTATTATTCGTTAGGTCTGCACGCAGGATTTTATGGTTTACCTAAGAATGACGTGCAGAAGAACTACGACCCATCTCAGGATTATGATGAAGGCTTTTATTCAGGTTATGAAGATGGCCAAGATGAGCGCGATGATTGGTTCAAAGCTAATGAGTAGTTGGGCCATAAGTTATGTTGTTCGAAAAGATAAATGCTGAGCCATAAATCCTCCATAATCGGGGGGGCGTCGTTCTATAAGGCGCTTAAATAGAAGTCATACACAGTTTCAGCATAACCTACCATACAAGCGATATGGGGATTCCCATATCGACCCGCCTAGGGCCTCTTCGGAGGCCTTTTGCATGGGCGCAGTGTGGCGCTGTGCTTTCATTTTTTTCAAATTCGCCAGGCATTTTGTGCGCTTAAAACATTGATCAAATCAGCTCACAGGTATACTGTATGAATATACAGTTGATGCAGCGGAGGCAATTATGAAAGTTGAGTTAACCATTGATCGTACTAAAGAACTTCCTAAGGGCGCGGTTCCGGCACTGGAAAAAGAACTCTTAAAACGACTCCAGGGCCAGTTCGATGATTGCAGTCTGGTGATACGTCGCGCAGGCTCGGATGGATTAAGTGTTTATGGCGGCGAGAAGGAAGCAAAGAAGACGGTCGAGGGGATTCTTCAGGATACTTGGGAAAGTGCAGACGACTGGTTCTATTAAGATTGTACGCAGGGGTAGCGCGCATTTTCAGAATACCGCAATTTGCGAATCCCATTGATGCTGCTGCCGACAATTTCTAATCGCGTCTGTATGTCGCTCAGGGGGATTATGTGGGGGGTGTAGCTCAGTCAGATTTACGAGTGACCATAACCGATAGCAAAGGAAGGGAGTTGCTGTCCTTCAAGTTGGGGGCGGAGGAGCGCTATATAATTTCTAACAACGATAATTCCATAACCCCCAGAAAACTAAGCAGGGAAGATCGTTATTGGTCTAAGGAAACCCTCATGGAAGTTGTAAGAGAAATGGCTTCTAAAAATTGACTTGTCACTACGTACGCAATCATAATTATTGAGCTGGCCTGAACAACCAGCAACCTGACCACGATGCGCCACGGAGAAAGCTCCCATGGCGCAGTTACAACTCATCAAGCAATCATCAGGAATCCTGATCCCCGCCACGCCGGAGACCAGCGACTTTCTGCATTCAAAATGTAAGCTCGGGGCGGTGCTCGAAGGTGAATTCCGTCGCGTCCGCAATGCAGCTCTACACCGCAAGTTTTTTTCACTGCTAAACCTTGGCTTTGAATACTGGGAGCCAGCTGGCGGTGCGATCACGCCTTCTGAGAAACACATTGTTAGCCGGTACGCCGATTATCTGGCGCAACGAGTAGGCAATGGCGACATACTGGCATCCTATGCTGAGGAGTTCTTCTGCGACCTCTCAGCCCGCCGCACATCCAACATTACCGCCTGCAAATCATTCGACGCTTATCGTGAGTGGGTAATCGTCTGTGCCGGTTATTACGACGTGGTATTCCTCCCTGATGGCAGCCAGCGTAAGCGCCCTAAGAGCATTTCATTCGCGAATATGGATGACACAGCGTTTGTTCCGCTCTACACCGAAACGCTGAACGTACTATGGCGATTCATCCTCCACCGTTCATTCAGCAATCAGCGCGAGGCCGAGAACGCCGCCGCGCAGCTGATGAGCTTCGGGGGATAACCAGATGGCGAAATCATGGTTCCACTACACCGAATGCACAACCGAACAGGCCGATGAACTTCAGCGGCAGTACCAGCGCCGCGGGGTAGCCGTAACGCGCAGCCTCAATCGCGATTACCTCACCTGGACCGTCAGCGTAGAGCGGCAGGAGGTTAAGTACCTCGAGCCAACGCCGCGTACGTTCCGCCAAAAGGTCTGGGGGTGATCATGGCGAAGAAACCCCGCCGTAAGTGCGCAAATCAGATCTGCCGCGAGTGGTTCCACCCGACTCGCGACGGCCAGGTGGTCTGCAGCTATGAATGCGCCACCGCCGTTGCCAAAGCACAGTCCGCGAAGAACCGGGCCGAGGCTCTGCGTGCCGAGAAGAAGCGCCAGCGCGAAGAGGAGAAGGCCGGGCGTCAGCGCCGCCGGGAGAAACGCGTGGCATTGAAAACCAAAACGCAGTGGAAGAGTGAGGCTCAGACCGCATTCAACCGTTACGTGCGCCTGCGCGATGCCGGAATGCCGTGCATCAGCTGTGGCCGCCTCCCTGCGCAGAAGTATGGTGGAACCATGGACTGTGGGCACTACCGCACTCGCGGTGCTGCTGCGCACCTGGCGTTCAATCTGCACAACACCGCAGCGCAGTGCGTCCAGTGTAACCGCGATCGCTCTGGAGCCCAGAAAGCGTTTGAGCAGGGGCTGATTGAGAGGATCGGGCCAGAGAAGGTCGAAGCCCTGAACAATGACAACGCCGTTCGCAAGTTCGATATCCCTTACCTGCAACGCATCAAAACCATCTTCACCCGCAAAGCCCGCGCGCTGGAGAAGCGCCGCACCAGACAGCAGGAGTTCGCCGCTTGAAACCAGAACTGATCGAATCGCTTCGCATGCGCTGGCTGCGCCTCCGCATTTATCGCCGCCCGGGAACAGTGCTGGTGGACTACAGAATTTTACGCAATTTCATTCGCATTTATCAGATGGCAGGAGCCGCAGCGTGAACACTCAATACCTGGAATTTGTACGCCAGCAGCTCATCGTTGCGACGGCAGATCTGAGTGGGGCGACCAAAGGGCAGTTGATGGCCTGGCTGGAGAACGCCCAGTTCGACACGAAGACCTTTAAGCGGAAGAAGCCCAAAGTTTGGGACGAGGAAAGCGAGAAGTGGGTGCCGGTTGATAACCCTCCGATACCCGGTAAACAGTCACACGCCAAAGGCTCGCACATCCCACTGGTTCAGCCAGTCGAATACTCCACCGCATCGTGGCGCCGGGCGGTCCTGTCGCTTGAGGAGCATCAGAAAGCCTGGCTGCTCTGGAACTACAGCGAAAATACCTCCTGGGAGAACCAGGTAACGATCACCCAGTGGGCATGGGCGGGGTTCAGGGAGCAACTGGGAGCCAGGAAGATTGCCAGCAAGACCATGGATAGGCTGAAGGCGTTAATCTGGCTGGCGGCGCAGGACGTGAAGGAAACGCTGTCAGGGCGCGACCCTTATCAGTATGGGGATCTGGCTGCGCTGGTGGGCGTGAACAAAACCAACTGGTCTCAGAACTATGTCCAGCACTGGGAGATAATGGTGCGGTTGTTCGCTCGTTTGGACACTGACTCACTGAAGCTGGTTTCGCGATCACGTTCACAACAAAAAGCTACAAATTGCCAACCAAGTATTGCAGAAATGAACTAATTGACGTATATTTAAGCTAAATCTGATACCGTCGCCATAGCTTTAGTTGTCGACTTGATGAACAAGCCTCGCCATTGTGCGGGGTTTTTTATTATTCGTTATACTGCCCCTTGTTAAAGGGGGCATTAATGAAAATTGAAGCAAAAAGAAATCCCATAGAAATCTCTATGGATGACTATCATCAGGCCTTAAGGTGCTGCGATATTGCAACCTGTGAAGCTAAGGCTGTAGGGCAGGCTTTGGCTGGTAGGTACGAAAAACCTTATAAAGGTTGGTCTAGCTTAATTTTTACAAGATTATGTATTCATGCTGGGCTAATCATGAGGAATTCACCTAAAAGTCGCTGGTTTAAAGCTGATTATGATTTGTGGGATTATTCGTGTATCGCACCTCATGTGAGGGCGATCATGGAGGGTGAGTTATTATTATTTTATATCGCTCAACCGCCTGCGAGCGAAGATGAGTGGTTGGTCAAATTAAAAATTCTTCACCTTAATGATTGCAATAGAAGAATAAAACTTTTTGAAGCCACTGATGATGCAGAAAATCTCAAAGCATATGAGTTAGAAAAGAATCAGCTCATCGAAGATATATCAGAAATAGAATACTTCAAGGCGCTGCCATCTGAAATTAAAAAGAAAAGTTTTCAAGGAAAAATACTTACTATTCAAAGCAGAGATGAATTATTGAGCCTTTGCGGTATCGATAGTAATTCATTTAATCCAATCTTTGATCATTTATCACATTACACCCATATTTTACCGTATTCATTTTACCGCATTGAAGCTAATGGGCGTGGGACGGGAGTTCTTAATGATACAGATAAAGGATTTTTATACTCAGGTTTAATTACTGCTGCTGAATCAATGAGTCGTTGCACTGACATTATGGTAGGATTGTTTCCTGATGTAAAAAATAAAAGGAAGGGTCTCAAAAGTAAATTTTCACCAGGTCCTAAACCTAGGTGAAAATTAAACGCAGCTGAGGTCGCTAATTTGCGGCCTTTTTCTTTTTCAGGCTCCCGGAAACCCCATCAAGGTCTGTCGTTAATTCATCCGGCGAGCCTGACCCTCTTACTACACAGCACCCCGAAACCTATCGGAGGTGAGAGCATGTTACGCATGGAAAAATTAACCACTGGCATCGCCTATGGAGCCTCAGCGACCAACGCTGGTTACTGGAGTCTCCAGCTGCTCGACCAGGTATCACCATCGCAGTGGGCAGCCATTGGTGTGCTGGGCAGCCTGGTATTCGGGCTGCTGACATATCTGACGAACCTGTACTTCAAAATCAAAGAGGACCGGCGCAAAGCCGCAAGGGGGGAATAGTGGCAGACAGATCAAAGCTTAGCGCTGCGGTACTGGGGCTTGTTCTCGCCGGTGCGTCAGCTCCCGTGATTCTCGACCAGTTCCTGAATGAGAAAGAGGGCAACAGCCTGACCGCCTACAGCGACGGTTCCGGCATCTGGACAATTTGCCGTGGGGCTACGCTGGTGGATGGTAAGCTGGTTCGCCAGGGGATGAAACTGACGCAGGCTAAATGTGATCAGGTGAATGCCGTAGAGCGCAACAAAGCGCTGGCCTGGGTTGAGCGTAATATTCGGGTGCCGCTAAGCGAGCCACAGAAGGCCGGGATCGCTTCGTTCTGCCCGTACAACATCGGGCCGGGTAAGTGCTTCCCCTCAACGTTCTACCAGCGTATGAATGTCGGTGACCGTAAAGGCGCGTGCGAGGCAATTCGCTGGTGGGTCCGCGATGGTGGCAAAGACTGCCGGTTAACGAAGGGTCAGAAGAACGGCTGTTACGGTCAGGTGGAACGACGAGATCAGGAAAGTGCTCTGGCATGCTGGGGGCTCGATAAATGAAAACACGACACCTCATTGCGATCACCGTGTTCATCCTGTGCCTTTTCGGCGGAGCGTGCTGGTCAGCCTGGTATTACAGCGATAAAGCCAGCCGGGAAAAGGTACGGGCAGATAGCGCAGAGCTGCAGGCAGAATCGGCAAACATCGTCACCGCCAACGTGATTCAGGCCGTGAACATCATTAACGCCATTTCAGAGGCTAACCAGAATGCAAAGAACGAGATCGCACTGGAGTCACAGGGGGCCCAGGCAGATATCAAAGTGGCTGTTGCGAATGATGATTGCGCTCGTCGGCCTGTGCCTGTTGCAGCTGCTGACCGGCTGCGGCAATTCGCGGACAGTGTACGCGCCAGCCCCGGTGGTGGCGCTGCCGGCCAACCTGACAGCTGAGACGCAACAGCCAGCCATTCCCGAACCGCTGACCTACGGGGCCAGCCTGGATCTGAATGTCAGCCTGCTGTCGGCTCTGGGGCAGTGCAACATCGACAAGGCTAGCATCCGGAAGATTGAAATATCACGAGCCTCGCAATAGCGGGGCTTTTTACTAACTGAGGGTAAAGAATGTCATCTCCAATCATGAAGTATTTTGCGTATCAACATCTCCCGGCACACTTGCAGGAAGTGAGTAAGCCAATTGGCGATCTTGCGACGCTGATGGATGAATCACTACCGGACGATGCGGAAAAGTCAGTAGGCCTCCGCAAGCTGCTAGAAGCCAAAGACGCGCTAGTGCGTGCCAAGCTGGGTTAAGTCATTCCAGAGCGCCCTGGCATAGGGCGCTTGATAATGCGCTTATCAAAGTTGCTTATGTGTGCATTTTACCAGTGAGGCAAAAACCCCCATGCGACCATGAACTGCCAAACGCTTATTAGCAGCCCAAATACGAGCCATACAAGGTAAAGGTATGGATGCTTTTCTTTGAAAGAAGAAAATTTCAACATAAATCCTCCGGTTCAAGGTGGGTCTTGCGCGCCAGGGATACTTATACATGTTGTTTAAGTTGTTGAAAAGGCATGACGAACTCGTCACGGGGAACTTTTTTTCATTACATGGAATGCACCATCGTAATGGCTATAGCGGATAAAACGTAATTATACCCTGTAGGGGATAAATGGAGTGACCAATGGCAAAACCGGACTGGGGGGCGCTGGAAGACCAGTTCCTCGCCCGGCTTATAGACTCCGCTCAACGGGATTACTTTACCCTAAGAGAGCGAATAGAAATCGCCGGCCTGCAGTAGTACAACAAAGAGCAATGCTTGAGGTAACTATGTCACTACAAGTCAGCCAAAACCCCTCTCAATTCCGTGAGGGATGGGATAAGCAAACAGAACTTAAAGTCTAGTAATCATCATAGGGCGCATTCACGCAGTGCGCCCGATAGTGAGTGTTACCCAAAAATAAGATTCCATCAGCCATCACTTGGCGCTAATGTGGACTTTCTCAATTCATTAGGCGAGGCATTGATGCGATTCCTTATTCAAACATTCCTGACCAGAACAAACGATGGCAGGCAACTTAAGTATGAAATATATTCGAGCAACAGGAAGCTTGATCACTTCGACAAAGTGCCGGAGGGTAGCTGCCGGGTGATCTGTTATCAATTGAGCGACAAGTCAATCCAAATCATTAATGACGATGTTGACGTAACACCTCTCTTTGAGGCAAACCAGCCAAAGCCAAATACGTGGTACTCCGATGGGCCGGACAGGGTGCGCCTTGATATGCTAATTGATTACCTCAGAGATAACAGCTAACCGCCTCTGGGCGGTTTTTTATTGCCATCACCATGGGTAGACCCATAGTAATGGCTTAAAGGCTCTATACGCAGCGGCACTTTTTAACGTCATGAATACCAGTAGCCATTTTGGCTTCTTTGATTGCTATCTCAAGGCTGATAGCACAAAGCTTTTGGTAATTACCGGTCGTGAAGCCAGACTTATCAGCCTCGCTCACTAAGGGATTGATTGTTTTACATGAGGCTCGATGAATTCTGGTAAAGCGTTTATCACTTTCAGTGCCCTTACCACAGGCTGTCTTTAGAGCGTTGACGACAAACCCATTCGGGTTATCACAAAGCCATTTGCTATAGGCTGATTCGCTATCCTTCTGACGATCACTTCTAAACACTTCAAGCGCCATAATAAATCTCCATGAGTTTATATGGCCTTAATATATAACAAGAGATTTCCATGGCAAAACCGGACTGGGGCGTGCTTCAGCAACGGTTCCTGTCCGACCATGCCGTAACCGGCGTATCACCGAAGGAGTGGTGTGAAGCGCAGGGACTGAATTATGCAACCGCACGCCGACACATCAAAAAGCCTACTGCGCAAACTGCGCAAAAAACTGCGCAGAAGAAAGTGCGCACTGCGCAAAAGGAAAAGTGCGCAGATGAGCTGGTGGATGATGATGGCTTGACGGACCAGCAAAGACTTTTCGTCGCAGAATACCTTAAGGATCGCAATGCCACTCAGGCAGCTATCCGGGCGGGGTACAGCAAAAAGACAGCCAACGAGCAGGGTGCAAGGCTGTTAGCAAAAGTTAGTGTGGCTCAGGCTATTGCGCAGCAGCAGAAAGCGTCCATAGAGCGCACGCTTGGTAGTGCCGATGAAGTTCTCTCCCAGATGTGGCAACTCGCCACCTTCGATGCAAACCAGCTTTCACAGTATCGTCGCGGCGCCTGCCGTTATTGCTGGGGCTTCGGTCATCAGTATCAATGGCGCGACATGGTTGAGTTTGAAGAAAAGCGACTGGAAGCAACAGAGCGTGATAAGCGTGAGCCGGTTGATGTTGGTGGTTATGGCTACGACCACAACCGGGAGCCTAACCCTGATTGTCCACGCTGCAATGGCGATGGAATAGGACAGCCATACTTCGCGGATACCCGGAAACTTCCTCCTGATGCTGCACTGGCTTATTCCGGCGTGAAGCTGGGTAAGAATGGCGTTGAGATAACAGCCATTAGCCGTGAGCGCATGTATGAAGCCGTGATGAAGCGGCTTGGCCTGGCCGATAGCGAGTTTGCGCAGCGTCTGCAGCAGATTGAAATCGAGCGTCGGCAACTGGAAGTGGAAAAACTCCGCAAAGAGCTGGCAGCCGATCCTGATGATGATGTTCCTGCACCAGTTGCAATCAACATTAACGTGGTAGACGCGAGGGTTCGTGATGATAGCGCCGACGCTTAACGTTCCTCAGGCGCGCTTCCTCGCAATGCCGCATAAGTTTAAGGCCTATGTTGCCGGGTTCGGCTCCGGTAAGACGTGGGTTGGCTGCGGCGGCATCTGCAAGGGAATGTGGGAGTTCCCCAAAATCAACCAGGGTTACTTCGCGCCGACCTATCCGCAGATCCGTGACATCTTCTATCCGACAGTGGAAGAGGTGGCTTTCGACTGGGGCATGAACGTCAAAATCAACGAGGGGAACAAAGAGGTTCACTTCTACGCCGGGCGTCAGTACCGCGGAACGACTATCTGCCGTTCGATGGAGAAGCCAGGCTCTATTGTCGGCTTCAAAATCGGCAACGCGATGGTTGATGAACTGGACGTTATGGCTGCGGCAAAAGCGCAGCAGGCATGGCGAAAAATCATCGCGCGTATGCGTTACAAGGTTGACGGCCTGCGTAACGGCATCGATGTGACCACCACGCCAGAGGGCTTTAAGTTCGTCTACCAGCAGTTTGTTAAAGCTGTGCGCGATAAGCCTGAGCTGGCGACGCTATATGGCCTGATACAGGCCTCAACGTTCGATAATGAAGCGAACCTTCCCCACGATTACATCCCTTCGCTGATGGACTCCTATCCGCCAGAGCTGATTAAGGCGTATTTGCGTGGGAAATTCACCAACCTGACCAGCGGCACCATCTATCACCAGTTCGATCGCAAGCTTAATGACTGTACCGATGAGGAGAAGGCAGGCGAGCCACTGTATATCGGCATGGACTTTAACGTTGGCAAGATGGCAGCCATTGTCCATGTGCTACGCGAAGGGGAACCAAGAGCTGTCCGGGAGCTGGTGAAGGTCTACGATACCCCGGCGATGATTAAGCGCATCCAGGAGGAGTTCTGGCGCTACGAGGGTGGGCGTTACGTCTCCTCGCGGCAGATTTATATCTATCCCGATGCTTCCGGCGATTCACGCAAATCGAACAACGCCAGCGCCACTGATATCGCGCAGCTCAAACAGGCCGGGTTCAGCGTGGTGGTGAACGCCGCCAACCCGCCGGTAAAAGATCGCATTAACTCCATGAACGCTATGTTCTGCAACGGCAACGGCGATCGCCGCTACAAAGTTAACGTGACCCGCTGCCCGGTATACACCGACAGCCTGGAACAGCAGGTGTGGGCGGCGAATGGCGAGCCGGATAAATCTGCTGATAACGATCACCCCAATGATGCTGGTGGTTATTACATCGTGAAGCAATTCCCGATCATCAAACCAACTGGCAAAGTCACCAAACTACGGATGTAAGACCATGCCTGATATTTCAACACCCAATCTGGACTATGGGAACATGGTGCAGGCGTGGGACATTAACGACGCCCTGATGGGCGGCACGCTTTACATGCGTCAGCTGGGTGAGGCTTATCTGCCGCGCTGGCCTAAGGAAGACAAAGAGGATTACAAAAAGCGCCTGGCAGTGGCCACGCTTCTCCCTGCCTACGAAGAGACGATCAACCAGAACGTCGGGCGTGTATTTGCCGAGCCGATTAAGCTGAGTGAGGACGTGCCGGACCAGATCCGCGAATTTACCAAAGATATCGACCTTGAAGGCACCCGTCTGGATGTGTGGGCGCAGTCGTTCTTCAGCCTGGCGATGCAGTATGGCCTCTCCCATGCGTTGGTGGACTACCCCCGCGTTGACCCCGCACAGGTGAAGACCAAGGCGGATGAGAAGGCCACGGGCGCGCGCCCGTACGTCACCATGCTGAATCCCCGTCAGGTGATCGGCTGGAAGTCGAAGATGACCGGCGGCAAGGTTCAGCTCACTGCGCTGCGCATCAAAGAGGTGGTGGTCGAAGACGGTGATGACTTCGGGCAGACGAAAGTCGAGCAGATCCGACTCCTGACGCCGGGCAAGGTTGAGATTTACCGGAAGTCTACCGGTGCAGAGGGGCAGGCCACCTGGGCGTTACACGACGAATGGCAAACCTCCCGTCGCGATATCACCCTGGTCACGCTCTACACCAAGCGCACCGGCTTTATGTGCGGTTCACCGCCGCTGCTCAATATGGCGCTGCTGAACGTCAAGCACTGGCAGAGCCAGAGCGAGCAGGACAACATCCTGCACGTCGCCCGAGTGCCGATACTTACCGTGTTCGGTCTGGAGGAGGGGGAAGAGTTAACCATCGGTTCTTCATCGGCAACCTCGTTCAACGATCGGCAGACGCAGGGCCTCGAGTACGTCGAGCATACTGGCTCATCCATTGGTGCTGGCAAAGAGTCGCTGGCTGAGCTGGTGGAGCAGATGCGCCAGGCTGGCGCGAAGCTGCTGCGCACCGACAATACCTCGACGAAGTCAGTAGACCAGACCTCTGAAGAGAAAATGCAGGAACAGTCCCCGCTCTACACCATGGCGACCAGCCTGGAGGATGCGATCGACAACATCCTGCAAATCATGGCCGAGTACATCGGTGAGAAAGAGGGCGGCAACGTTGATGTCCGTACTGAGCTGGATGTTGAGTCGAATGAGTTCAACCCTCCTGCAGCGCTGGCTATTCAGTCTCTGCGCCAGGGTGGTGACCTCCGTCGTATTGATGCCATTAAAGCCCTGCAGAGCCTCAACCTGATTGATGCTGATGCCGACCCTGAGAAAGTCCTTGATGAGTTGCTGGCTGAGTCGGCCTCGCTGACCGGACCGCCAGCAGAAGAGGTGTGATATGGCCCGTTCCGTCAACGACCGCCTGCAGGATGAGACGATAGCGCATGGCCTGTATGTGTCGCGCTACGGCACTGGCGTCGCCCGGCGCATGGTGGCGCTGCTGAATAAACTGGATGCCGAACTGGCCGCGAAACTGCTGGTGCTTCTGGACGGCAAACGGGCGGATACCTACAGCGCCCGTCGCCTGGCATCGCTGCTGGCTGGTGTGCGTGAGCTGAATCAGCAGGCCTACGAACCGGTTAACGCGGGGCTGGCTCGCGAACTGACGCGCTACGTTGAATATGAGGTCGGGTATCAACTGGACCTGTTCAGCAGCATCATCCCGCAGCAGATCCTGAAACACGTTCCGCTGCAGAGCATTGCACCCGAGCAGGTCTACGCCGCAGCAGCAGCGCAGCCATTCCAGGGGAGGTTGCTGAAGGAGTGGGGCCAGAAGCTTGAAGCCGACCGGCTGGATAAAATCACCAATGCTGTGCGCTCCGGCTTCCTCCAGGGCGAAACGGTAGAGCAGATGGTCCGGCGCGTTGCCGGCACGCCAAAACTTAACCGTGAAGATGGGGTGATCAACGCATCCCGGCGTGACCTGGCGGTGGTGACCCGCACCGCTGTGAACCATATGGCCGCTACGGCGCGGCAGGAGTTTGCCCAGGCCAACAGCGATATCGTCAAGGCCAAGCAGTGGTCATCCACGCTGGATACGCATACCAGTCAGTGGTGCATCATCCGCGACCGCAAGCTCTACACCCTCGACGGCAAGCCGCTGGGGCATGTGGTGCCGTATCTGCGCGGCCCCGGCAAAATTCACTTCTGCTGCCGCTCCGGCGAAATCCTGATCACGAAGTCGTGGGAAGAACTGAAGATACCCTCTGATGAGCTGAGCAGCGTCACACGCGCCTCAATGGACGGGCAGGTGCCAGCGCATACCAGCTATGCCGACTGGCTCGCCCGGCAACCATACGCGCGACAGGAGCAGGCGCTGGGTGTTACCCGGGCGCAGATGCTGCGTGACGGCAAAATCACGGTACCCGAGATGTTCAACGATGCCGGGGAGTTCCTGACCCTGGACGAACTGCGCCGCGTGGATGCTTCGGCGTTTGAGGAATAGCAGATGCGTAACGACAATTTTCACTGCGTGGGCGATGGCCGCGGCAAGCGCCGAGTGTTCGTTAATGGCAACGAACTTAAGAGCTGCATATGGGCTGACGTTAAGCGAGGTATCGCCTGCATACATCCACACCCGCTGCGGATTCACAAGCGAAAGCGGGATGAGATCTATTCCCGCAAGCTACGCGGCGTAATAACCATTGAATTTATCTAACAGGCTGCCTCCGGGCAGCTTTTTTTATGCCTGCCGCCGAGCGGATGCGACGCGGTGACCGGGTCGGATGACCCATAACCAATGGCCGGAAGGCTGGAGCAATACAATGAAACTCAAACTCGATGCTAACGGAAATGTGGTTGTTGAAAACGGTATGCCTGTGTACGTCCATGATGACGGCAAAGAGTTCCCGTTCGATGCAGCCGCAGCGATGACCAAAATCACCTCCCTGAATGGTGAAGCTAAAACTCACCGCGAAGCTAAGGAGGCGGCGGAAGCCAGTCTCGCGAAATTCGCTGGCATCTCCGACCCGACCAAGGCGCTTGAGGCCCTGGAAATGATGACCAAAATCGACCAGAAGAAGCTGATCGACGCTGGCGCCGTTGACCAGGTGAAGGCCGAGATCACCAAGGTTTACCAGCAGCAACTGGACGAAGCGAACGGCAAGACCAAACAGCTCGAAACCCAGCTCTACGACGAGATGATCGGCGGCCGCTTCGGTGGTTCGAAGTTTATCTCCGAGAAGATGGCGATCCCGGCTGAGTTCGTGCGTTCCCACTTCGGCCAGAACTTCAAAATCGAAGACGGCAAGGTCGTGGCCTACGACGGGCAGGGCAACAAGGTGTTCTCCCGCACCAAGCCCGGCGAACTGGCTGGCTTCGATGAAGCGCTGGAATCCCTGGTCGAGTTGCATCCGCAGAAAGACTACATCCTCAAAGCGTCCGGCAATAGCGGCGGTGGCTCTCACCAGTCGCAGCATCAGGCCGGGCAGAAAACCATGAAACGCGCTGCTTTCGACGCCTTACCGCCAGTTGAACAACAAACGGTAATTGGCGGCGGCACGAGCATCGTTGATTAACCGAAAGGAAACCTGAATGTCCAACACCCTCACTGGCCTCATCCCAACCATCTTCACCGCCCTGAATCGCGTATCCCGCGAGCAGGTGGGCTTTATCCCGGCTGTGGCCCGTAACGCCAAAGCCGATGCCGCGGCTAAAGACCAGACCGTGACCGCACCGGTCGCACCAAAAACCACCACCGTTGATATTACTCCGGCGGCAACCGCGCCAAACGACGGTGATCAGAACATTGGTACTGTGGACGTCAAAATCACCAAATCCAAAATGGCCCCGGTCAAATGGAATGGTGAAGAGCAGCTTGCCATCGGGCCGTCAGGCACCTATGACATTGTCCTGGCTGACCAGTTCTCACAGGCGTTCCGTGCACTGAGCAATGAAATGGACGCTGACCTGGCAGCGCTGGCTTACAAGTCTTCCCGTGCAGTTGGCGCGCCGAAAGACACCCCGTTCAGCATCAAAGACGACCTGTCTGATGCGGCGAACGCTCGCCAGGTGCTGACTGATAACGGCGCACCAACCACTGACCTGCGCATGGTCCTGGGCGGCGAAGCGATGGCATCCATCCGTGGTAAACAGTCCGTACTGTTCAAAGCGAACGAAGCCGGTACCGATCAGCTGCTGCGTGAAGGCATTATTGGTCGTGTGATGGGCTTTAACCTGCACGAATCCGCCAACATCAAGCGCACCGCGAAAAGCACTGCTGCGGGCTATAAGGTCAACGGCGCGAAGAAAGAGGGCGACATCATTGTTGCTATCTCTGCTGGCACTGGCGGTATTGCTGCCGGAACCGCAGTGAAGTTCGATGGCGATGACAACCAGTACATGGTGGTCGCGGCAACCTCTTCCACTATCACCATCGGCGCGCCGGGCCTGCGTCAGGATCTTGCAGACCAGGCAACTGTCACTGTGCTGAGCGAGTTCGCGCCAAACGTTGCCTTTGACCGTAACGCATTCCTGCTGGCTTGCCGTACCCCGGCTATGCCTAAAGGCGGCGATACCGCTGACGACGTGATGAACGTAACCGATCCGGTCTCTGGTATCACCTTCCAGATCGCGCTGTATCGCCAGTACCGTCAGGTGCGTTACGAGGTTGGCGTGGCATGGGGTGTGGCATCTGTTCAGCCTGAACACTCCACCATCATCATGGGTTAACCCAGTGGGGCTTCGGCCCCTTTGTTATTCAGGAGGCCCAATGGCCGGATTGACCAAAGAGCAGCGCGCACAGCGTGAGGCTGAAAAGCTTGCCGAGCAGAATGGCGCTGAACAAACTCCTGCCCAGCAGGACCAGCAGCAGGACCAGCAGCAGGACCAGCAGCAGGACCAGCAGCAGGACCAGCAGCAGGACCAGCAGCAGGACCAGCAGCAGGACCAGCAGCAGGACCAGCAGGGTGTTGAGCTTGTGGTGATGGTGCGCGATGAGCCTGAATTCCCCGGCGGCCCGCTGAGCGCTGAGGTTCACCCTGACGAGGTGGATAACTGGCTGGCGCTGGACTGGCGTCTGGAGGACTAACCATGCTGGTTGCCGATCCCCATTCGCCTGACTTCAACAGCTACGCCAGCGTTATTGACCTGCGCACGTTCGCGGCGGGGCGCGGATATGCCGTTCCTTCGGATGATGGCGAATGTAGCCAGATGCTGATGCAGGCAATGGACTATCTGGAAGGCAAGACATGGCGCGGCGAGCGCTCCAGTGCATCACAGCCGCTGTCGTGGCCGCGTGCGGGCGTGCGCTTCGACGGCGTTGACCTGCGAGATGACACCATCCCACAGCGCCTGGTTGATGCGCAGTGCCGCCTGGCTCTCGAATCGCAGGAGATTGATCTCACGCCGTCGGTCGCTGGTGGTGGCGCGGTAACGATGGAGCGCGTAGAGGGCGCAGTCACGGTGCAGTACGAACCAGGTACGAATAAGGCGGCACCGTCATTCCCCTGGTTCTACTCCTCGTTGCGTGGGCTGGTGGTGGGCGGCAATCAGATCCGAATCGAAAGGGGGTGATATGCCAATCGACTACCGCCGCATGCGAAACACCGCAACGCGACTGCTGACCGAGAACGGGAAAGCTTATCCGCTTACCCGCGGTGGCGGCACTACCCGCGATCAGTCCGGCAAAGAGGTAACCACCCCGGCTATCACTGCGACCGTCACTGGCGTTGTCACTGAATACTCCTCTCGTGAAATAGATGGCTCTCTGATTACTACTGGCGATAAAAAGCTGGCGGCCACAGCCGAAACGGAAGTGCGTATTGACGACCGCATCGAGATCGACGGCAAAGCATGGCGGGTGGTGCAGCCTAATCCGGTTAAGCCTGCCGATGTACTCATCTCCTACAACATCCAGCTGAGGGCGTGACTATGGCCAGCGCTGTTAATCAGCCTTTCCTGGCTGCCATTCAGTTATTTGTGGATAGTTCGAAGCAGGAGATGGATCAGGCAGTGCGCCGGACGGGGATTAAAATCCTCGCTCAACTGGTTGAGATGTCCCCGGTGGGCCAGCCGGATATCTGGCAGGTCAACCAGACCGCGACGGCGTACAACACTGCGGTGCGGGAGCATAACGCGGCCCTTCGCGATGACCCTGCCAACCTGACCAAATCGGGACGGCTTAAGCGTGGTCTGCGCGTAAATGACTCGATGGACATCAAAAAGCCTGAGGGCTATGTCGGCGGGCGCTTCAAAAACAACTGGTATGTGGGTTTCGACAGCCAGCCTACTCAGTCCAACGATACACCGGACGCTTCCGGCCAGGGTTCAAACTCCCGTGGCATGGCGGTGCTCGAGGTGTTCAGGGTGGGCCAGGTCAGCTCGATTTACTTCACCAATAATCTGCCTTATGCGGCAGCGCTTGAGAACGGGCATTCTGGTCAGGCGCCCGGCGGCATGGTGGGTATCACTGCGCTGGATGCCGCGCAAATGTTCCGTGAGGCAATGAGCGAGGTGCGCAATGGCCAGTGACCAGTCAATGCGTATCGCTGGCCTGCTGGAGAGCCGTGTTGCGGTTATCTGCTCGTCGCTTGGCCTGCCGGTGGCCTGGCCGAACATCGCGTTCACTCCCCCGGATAATGTGCCATACGGGCGCGTTTATATCCTGCCTGCGCAGACCGTAGGGCAGGATCTGGAAGGCCAGCTGCGTACGTACCAGGGCATTCTCCAGCTCAACATCATTGCGCCAGCAGGCAGTGGCGTGACGCAGGCCAGGGGGATGGCAACGTCTGTTGCAGATGCCTTCCCCGAAGGACTGCCGCTGGTGGATGGGGATCTGACGGTTTACATCAACGGGCCACCGCAGGTACGTCCACCGATACAGGATCGCCCTACATCAGCACCAAACGGCAGTAGCGGCTCCATCACTTACACCACTCCCGTCAGCATGCAGTACCGCGCTGATTACTGACCCGCCATCCGGCGGGTTTTTTATTTCCTCAATTCAGGAGAATGCAATGGCATTCGCAATCCCTAACGGGTCACGTGTGAACGTGGCCAAGGCCTATCTTGCGCCGATTGTCTTCACAGCAGCCTCCAACGCGACGGAATGCGAACTGACCGTTGCCTCCGCTGCCGGGATCCTTGCGGGCGATGTCGTCCAGGTAAGCTCTGGCTGGCTCAAACTCGATAACATGGTGCTGCGCGTTAAATCGGTGACCGGCACCAAAATCGTGCTGGAAGCGTTTGATACCACTGACACCAAGAAATTCCCGGCGGGCACCGGCGCAGGTACACTGCGCAAAATCGACTCGTGGATCACCATGCCTCAGGTCATGACGCTGTCCACCGAAGGTGGTGACCAGCAGACCATCAGTGTCCAGTTCCTGGAAGATGATAAGGCCCGTACCATCCCGACGTTTAAAAACGCCGTGGTTCAGGTCTATACGTTCGCCCACGACCCGCAACTGGCGATTTACAAGCGCCTCATCGACCTGGACGACTCCAGCGACACCACGGCGGTCTGGTTCCACAACCCTCGCGGGAAAGCGGATCGTTACTACTCTGCCAAAATGTCGTTCCAGCGCGTGCCACGTACTGAAATCAACGCCGTGGAAAGCAACGAAGCGCGCATGAACTTCGAATCGGATATGCAGATTTACCCGATCGCCGACTCCTCCGCTATGCCGCTGGCCTTCCTGACTGACCTGCCTGCAACCAAATCGGTCGCTTCTGGTTCTGCGCTGGATCTGGCGGTGGTCATGCAGGGCGGTTCCGCGCCTTACACGTACGTGTGGAAGAAAGGCGGTACCGCTATCCCGGGCAAAACGGCTTCGACGTTCAACATCCCGTCTGTGGCATCCGGCGATGCTGGCTCTTACACCTGCGAAGTCACCGACGCCGCGGGCAAGACCATCACCTCTGGCGCGTGTGTCGTCACGGTCAGCTAACCACTCTGGCCCGGTTCGCCGGGCTTTTTTACGGCCGCATCCTGCATCCTTCTAAGGAACCGAAATGACCCAATTCTCTTTGATCCCAAACCCGACCTTTCCCGCCACTGCCAGCATCCCGCGCGCTGGTGCCGAAGACGGCAAGCTAACCTTAACCTTCCGCCATAAGACGCTCGAAGAGCTGCACGCCATGGATGAGAAGCTGCGTAAAGGTGCCGAAGGCAAAAAGTCCCTTATCGAGCCACAGGCCGACTACCTGATGGAGATCGTTGATGGCTGGGCACTGCCTGACGAGTTTAACCGCGATAACGTGGTGGTCCTCCTGCAGAACTACCCGCGCGCGTTCGACAACATCGGCCTGGCCTATACCAAAGAGCTGATGGGTGTACGAGAAAAAAACTGAGGCAGGTCGCCGCAGCGTTGTACACGCCGGGACCGACTCTCGCGGAGTTAGCCGCTTTTGGTTTGACGCCTGAGGACGTAGAGGAAGAGGTGGGGATCCTGCCGTCGGTATGGAAATCATTCACCATATTCTCTGCACTTGCGACTCAATGGCGTGTTGGCGCGGGCGGGGCGACCGGCCTTGATTACAACGTTCTCCCCTGGGTGTTTGAGTTACACGGGGTTGAGGATGCGGCGGCCTGCATGGCTGACCTTCAGATTATGGAAAGCGAGGCTCTCAAAGTAATGCACAAGGAGACGAAATAATGACAGACCAGATCGCCTCGATTACTTTGCGGGCCGATGTTTCTGACCTGAAAACTGCCAGCAATGAGCTGGATAAACTCGGTGAAGCCGCGGCAGGTGCCGTCGGCAAAGCTGATGACCTTAACAGCGTTTTCCGCGCTGGTGCTGAGTCTGCAAAGCAGGGCAGCGAAGGCATAAAGGAGCAACAGGCTGCGCTGAAAGGCCTGCTTGAGAATATCGATCCGGTAAACAAAGCGCTGAACCGGCTGGACGAACAACAGGCCGCGCTGCGTAACTTCCAGACCAAAGGCTTTCTGGATACCGATGATTTTCAGCACTACAACAAAATCCTGGACGATACCCGGCTTAAGCTGACGGATACCGGCGAAGCAGCGGCGCGTGCCCAGGCAGAACTCGCGGCCACTCAGGCGGCAGAGAAGCAATCAGCCGCGCTGAAAAACCTGCTGGGGTCAATCGACCCGACGATCCGCGCATTCAACTCGCTGGACGAGCAGCATGCGCAGCTGGTGGCACACTTCGAAGCGGGGCGCATTAACGGGACCCAGTTCGAGCATTTCAACACCATCCTCAACCAGACGCGTGAACGGCTCTCTGGCGTGGCTGACGTGCTGCCTGAGGCGCTGTCCCGGCAGGAGGCCGCTGCACGCCGCGCCGGTATCTCTGTGGGGCAGTACAGCGCAGCAATGCGCACACTACCGGCACAGTTCACCGATATTGCCACGCAGCTGGCTGGTGGGCAGTCTCCGTTCCTGATCCTGCTCCAGCAGGGCGGGCAGATTAAAGACCAGTTTGGCGGGGTTCAGGGGGCGCTCACTGGCGTCGGCGAATACATCCGCAGCATGGCCGGGATGATTAACCCAACCACGATTGCGTTGGCCGGTCTGGTCGGAACCATCGGTCTGCTGGCTGCTGCTGCATACAGTTCGTCTCAACAATTCGATCAGGTGGCGCGCTCAGTCATCATGATGGGGGGCGCTGGCTTCGCCTCGATGCAGCAGCTTAACCAGGCCGCTGAGGAGGTCGCCGGCAAGACGAACACATCCATCAGTTCCACCGTAGATACGCTGGTTACGCTGAACGATACTGGCAAATATACCGCCAGCCAGATGAAACAAATTGCCACCTCCATCACGCTGATGGGCAAGGCTGGTAGCGACACCAAAGCGGCGATGTCCGACTTCGGCAAAATTGTCAGCGATCCGGTAAAAGGGCTGGCCAGCCTGAATGAACAATATGGCTTTGTCGATGAAGCCATGATGAAGCACGTCATCCAACTGCGGAAGCAGAAGGGTGAGCAGGCGGCGGTTACCGAAGCTATTGAGTTGTTCGCAGGCGTAATGGCAAAGCGTGCTGAGGAGACCAATAAAGCGACCGATAATATTGGTCAGACGTGGGAAAGCCTCAAGAAGAGCGCTTCTGATACCTTTGGTGACATCGGTATTACAGTGCGCGCCTGGGGAAACCAGATAATCGATATTTTCGAACTGGTTAAGGCCTCCATCAAAGATCTCTTCCTCAATATCACCTCACTGGATGCCAAGTTCACCGGCACTTTAGCTGGCTGGGCCGAGAAAATTCCTGGCGGTGGGGCAATTACGGACTTCCTCGGCATGGATGTCGAGGCCATGAAAAAGGCTGGAGCAGAAGCTGACAAAGAGATCGCGGCGAACAAAAAACGCTACGCCGAACTCTGGAAGCGAGTCACTGCGCCTAACGCACAGGCAAGCTATGAAGCCGAAGCGCGAGGGTCCACGGTAAAAGGCGAGGGGGGATCCACTCGCGAATCGAGAGACGCAGTCTCGAAGCTTGCAGAAGACTCCGCGAAAAAGACCAAAGAGGCAAGAGCTACGCTGGACGCAGGCGATCGCACCCTGGAGAACTACCGCGCTCAGGCCAGAACCCTAACGGAAACGCTCGAAACCCTGCGTCAGACGGGGGATATTCACGCCAAAAACTCTGAGTTCAGTAAGCAGCAATCCCATTTTGCTGAATTGGATGAGGCCGCTAAAACCCGTGCGCTGACTGCGCAGGAGAAATCTCTTCTCTCGAGTCGTGAAGCTATCCTCAACGCTGCGAAGGTTGTGGATCAGAAAAACAAGGAGGTTGAGGCCCAGCAGAAGATTAATGGTCTGGCGCAGCAGGCAAACAAATACGCCACTCAGATGGCTGAGAAGACAGCAGCCCTTCGAAGCGGGTCCGGCTTGAGCAGCCGAATGGCTCAGCGAATGAATGAGGAGGCGCAGCTCCGACAGGGGTGGTTAAATGGTGGTGGAAAGCTTGAAGATGCTGGTTATGAAAAAGAGTTGGCAGCGCTTCGGAATTATTATGCTGAAGAGGATAAGCTACGCGGTGATTGGAAAGCTGGTGCTGTAAGCGGCTGGAATGAGTATCTGGACGCCGCCACTAATACCTACGATGCCGTGAAAAACGTTGCCAGTTCCACGCTAACAGGTTTGAGCGACATGCTTACCGAACTTATGACAACCGGCAAAGCATCGGTTAAAGAGTTCGGCAAGTCGATGCTTAAGATGATCTTGGACGTGACGAACCGCCTCATGATTGCCTACGCAGTGCAGGCCGCAATGGGCTGGATCAGTGGTGGCTCTGGGGCTTCGGCTGGGGGCGGACAATCATTCGCTGTTCCGTCATTCACCCCGAATGCAAAAGGCGGAGTCTATGAGTCTCCGGGCCTCAGTAAGTACGTGAATGGCGTCTATGATACACCTCAATATTTCGCGTTCCAGGGCGCCTCGAAGTTTGCCAAGGGCGGTGTCTTTGCTGAGGCCGGTGCTGAGGCGATTATGCCGCTAACGCGTGATTCCGCAGGCCGACTTGGTGTCAGGGCGCAGGGGGGAGGTGGTGCTCAGCCGCAGGTCAACATAGATATTTATGTCGATAATAAGGGCAATGCATCATCAAACACATCTGGAGACGGAGGCGCTGCAGCGCGGGCGTTAGGCAAGGAAATAGAAACTAAGGTGACGGAGATTCTTATGAGGGCAGCTCGAAGTGATGGCCTTCTTGGCAGGCAGTTCCAGTCCAAATAGGCATCGTCTTAAATTCTGAGATGGCAATATCACCCGTACCTGGTTACACCGATGCCTGCCCTGGTTATTATGCTCAAAACCATACTAATCAGGGGATGATAATGAAAAAGGTCTTCACGACTGTGGTGTTAGCAATGGCTCTTTCTGCGTGCGCTGGTAATGGTCCAGGCAATAACGTGCAAAAACAAGCCAAGTATGATGAGCTGTCAAAATGCGATCTGGACATAGAGTTTCCCTCTCAGACGCCAAAAAATAAAAGGGAATTTGCTGAGTATCTTTCAACTCAGGCACGTAACGCATCTGCGGATCAGTTTGTAATTCAAAAGCGGATAGAAATCCTACAAATGGTTGGGTGGAATGAGTCTGTTGCCGATGCAATAGCTACTTGTGGTGTCAAAAGAAAAGACAAACGTAAGGAGTATACCTCTGGAGTGTTTGAGGCGATGAAGTCAGCTACAGGTGGTGCTGATGAAAAGCATGCGCTTATCGATGCCTACAGCTCGTGGGAATCATACATAACTAGCCAAACACCTCTCGCCAAGCAGGATTTCGATGCGAAAGTGAGTTACTACAAAAATATGTGATTATGCTGAACTTTTGACACTAAGCCCCTCCCAGGGCTTTCTACCGACACCAAGCCTCGCTAATGCGGGGCTTTTTTATGGAGCAAACATGGCAGTCGAAACTTACAGCTGGCGCTCGCAGCTCGGCGCTGGCCCTGTTGAATACAGCCAGACGGTGCGTGCGGCGCAGTTTGGCGATGGCTATGAGCAGGTTGCCGAGAACGGCATCAACTCCACGGCGATCCAGGTGCCGATGAAACATACCGGCACTGAGACAGAGGTAAACGCAGTGCGCGATTTCCTCCTGGCTCATACCGTGAAGGCCTTCATCATTACGCCGCCGGGCGAAGAGAAGGGGATGTATCGCGTTGTCGCCGACTCTGTTCGCAAAAACCAGATCAGCAGCAAATTCGCTGAGCTGACGTTCACTATTAAACGGGCCTACGGGGTATACGCATAATGGCACTTGTTGATCAGGCGGCGAAGCTGGCACCAGGTGGCAGGGTCCGCCTGGTCGAGGTGGATGCCTCAGAATTCAGCGGCGGGATCCACCGCTTTCACTACAGCCCGTTTCCCCATACACCCGCCGAGATAGACGCGGCGAACGGCGACGAGGCCAGGCTGGGGCCGAAGCCTATCATCTGGGATGGCAACGCCTACGAGTTCTGGCCTTTCCAGATTGCCGACCTGGCGCTTTCAACGGATCAGGCCGCAGAGCCAAAGCTCAGCGTGTCTAACCTCGACGGCCATATCACTGCGCTGTGTCTCCAGTTTAAAGACATGGTGAATGCAAAGGTGAGCATCATCGACACCTACGCGGTTTACCTGGATGCGGTGAACTTCCCGGACGGTGTTAATCCGACAGCAGACCCGACGATGTTCTCCCTGCAGACCTTCTGGCTGGACACCAAAATCTCTGAAGATGACGAGATGGTGTCCTGGTCGCTCAGCAGCCCGGCAGACCTGCAGAACCTGGTCATACCAACCCGGCAGATCACCTCGCTCTGCGAATGGGCACTGCGCGGACAATACCGCAGCGGTGACGGCTGCACCTACAACGGCACGGCATATTTCGATGCGAAGGGTAATGCGGTAGCGGACCCGGCGTTTGATGTATGCGGGGGTTGCCTCAGTGACTGCCGCAAGCGTTTCGGCGCAGGGCTGGCAGAACCGAACACTGCCGTTCTTGATTTTGGCGGCTACCCGGCGACAGTTCTCTTCACCCGATAACCGGATATACCCATGAACAAAACCATTATGACGGCGATCCGGGCGCATGCGCTGGAGGAATCCCCACGCGAGTGCTGCGGCTTCGTCATTCAGTCAGGACGGCGCCAGCGCTACATCCCGGTGCCGAACAGCCACGAAAATCCAACAGAGCATTTCAGAATCGACGGTGAGCACTGGGCGAACGCCGAGGACGCCGGAACCATTATCCGCGTCATTCACTCCCACCCGGGCGATGGCGCACGGCCTATTCCGTCTGACCTCGACCGCCAGCAGTGCAATAACTCTGGCGTGATCTGGGGCATCTACGCGCCGGACTGCGATGAATACGCAGAGATAACACCGGACTCCATCCCGTTGATTGGCCGTCCGTTCCTCCTTGGCTCGCATGATTGCTGGGGGCTGGTCATGGACTGGCACGCCACACAGGGCGTCACGCTGAACGATTTCCGCGTGGATTATCCGTGGTGGGAAAGCCAGTACCCGGACAACCTCTATTTCGATAACTGGGAACGTGAGGGATTTGTCGAATGTGACCCCGCGCCCGGTTGCATGGTCATCATGCAGGTTGAGTCCGACAAGTGGAACCACGCGGGGATCATCACCGAAGAGGGCGAGCTGCTGCACCACCTGTACGGCCAGCCATCCTGCATCACTCCTTATGCCCGTGGATATTTTAAAGACCGGACGATGATCTGCGTTCGGCACAAAGAACTGCCGCAGGAGATTAAGCCATGGCGCGCTTAACCACGATTCGATTGTATGGCGGGCTGGGTGCCCGGTTTGGCCGCGTTCACCGGCTGGCGGTGCAGACGTCAGCGGAAGCGGTAAAGGCGCTGTGCATCAACCTGGACGGGCTGGAAAGCTTTCTCATGAATGCAAAAAAAAACGGCATGACCTTCGCGGTGTTTCGTGGCAAACGCAACATCGGCGAACAGGATTTCAAGGAGCTGGGTGGTGACAGTGATATCCGCATCGCGCCTGTGCTGGAAGGGGCGAAAAAGGCAGGTTTATTTCAGACGATCCTTGGCGCAGTGATGGTGGTGGCGGGCATCGTGGTGTCTGGCCTCTCTGCTGGCTGGGCCGGTCCGGTCGGTGGCGCCATGATTTCTGCTGGTATCGGCATGGCGGCAGGCGGTATCTACCAGATGCTCTCGCCCCAGCCCAAAGGCCTTCAGGGGCGTGATGACCCCGACAATAAGCCCAGCTATGCCTTCGGCGGCGCAGTGAACACCCTGGCGATGGGCAACCCGGTCGCGCTGCTGTATGGCGAGCGCGAGATTGGCGGCGCCATAATCAGTGCGGGGATCGTGGCCGAGGACATCTGAGAATTTCTTACTCTTCAATTAGCACCCAATCGGGTGCTTTTTTATGGACGCAATATGGCAACGATTACTGGTGCAAAGGGCGGAAGCCAGAAACAGCACACGCCTGTTGAACAACCCGATTCCGCGCAGTCGATGGCGCGCTGCCGTATGCTGCTGGCGCTCGGTGAAGGCGAGTTCGCTGGTGGACTGGATGCTACCCGGATCTTCCTTGACGGCACGCCGCTGGGCAACGCCGACGGCTCGATGAACTTCGAGAATGTCTCCTGGGACTTTCGTCCGGGCACACAGACGCAGTCCCCGATCCCCGGGTTCCCAGCCGTGGAGAACGAGACCAGCATTGGCGTGTCGCTGACGAACGTCACTCCCTGGACCCGGGCCATCAGTAATACCCAGATTGACGCAGTGCTGGTGCGTATCGGCATTACCGGTCTTCAGCAGCAGGAGAATGATGGCGATATCGTCGGCACTTCCGTCACCTATCACATCGATGTGGCTGTAGATGGCGGTGCATACAGCACTGTGCTCACCAAAACGGTAACGGAAAAGCTCAGTTCTCTGTACGAGCTGACCCACCGCATCAATCTGCCCAAGGCTAACACCGGCTGGCAGATCCGCGTGGTTCGCGATACCGCAGACAGCACCAGCCAGATGCTACAGAACAAGACACAGGTGCAGGCAATCACGGAGGTGATCGACGCGCGCCTGCGCTATCCGCATACCGCGCTGCTGTATGTGTCGTTCAACGCAAAATCCTTCAACAACATCCCGAAGATATCCTGCAAGCCGAAAGGACGGATTATCCGCATCCCGCAGAACTATGATCCGGTTAGCCGGGTTTATAACGGCACCTGGGATGGGACATTCAAATGGGGCTGGTCGAATAACCCGGCGTGGATCTGGTTCGATGTACTCACGGAGCCGCGCTTTGGCCTGGGTCGTCGGGTAACGGCAGCCATGCTGGATAAGTGGGAGCTGTACCGCATAGCCCAGCGCTGTGACCAGAAGGTGCCCGATGGTAAGGGCGGCACCGGTACCGAGCCGCGCTTCCTGTTTGACGTCTATATCCAGTCGCAGGCCGACGCATGGCAGGTAATCAAGGATATCGCGGCTGGCTTCAACGGTATGACGTTCTGGGGCAACAACATGTTCAATGTTGTCTCGGACATGCCGGCAGACACGACGAAACTGCAGATCCTCACTCGCGCCTCGGTCGTCGGTAAGCCGAACTATTCCAGCGGCAGCGAGAAGAACCGCTACAGTTCTGCGCTGATTAACTTCAGCGACCCGGATAACCACTACCAGGATCGCACCACTGCAGTGATGTTTCCTGACCTGGTTAAGCAGTTCAAATTCAAGCAGACGCAGCTGACTGCCATTGGCTGTACGCGTGAGAGTGAGGCGCAGCGCCGCGGCGGCTGGGCGGTGTACTCCAACTATCTCGACCGCCTGATCACGCTGCAAACCGGGCTGGATGGCTTTGCCTATGTTCCCGGCACCGTGTTCGCTTTTGCGGATGAACGCTTTTCCGGGCGAGTGTATGGTGGGCGCGTTGTGAGCTACAACGCCGGGCTTAAAGCCGTTACAACCGATCGCGGGACCAGCGCCGTCCCGGGCGACTCCCTGATGATCCGCACACAGGGCGGCATTGTGGAAAACCGGGTCATTCAGGCGGTCAACGGCACGCAGTTAATCGTGGCCACGGGGTTTTCCTCTGCGCCAGCGCCAGATGCCGTTTTCGTTATCGATGCCGGACAGCTGCGCCTGCAGTATTTCCGTGTGATGAACCTGACATTCAACGACGAGGAGAACACCTACACCATTACGGGTGCGGAATACAACGCCTCGAAATATGATGCGGTCGATAACAATGCGCGCCTGGACATCCCGCCTGTCAGCCTGATCCCTACTGGTGTTGTCTCTCAGCCCGGAAACGTCGTGGTATCGAGCTACGACTCAGTGAGACAGGGGCAGCGCATTGCCACGCTGACGGCCTCCTGGGATGCTCCGCTGGATAAAGCCGGGAAACCTCAGGCAGACGTGATCGCCTACCAGGCACAGTGGCGCCGGGGTGACAGTGAGTGGGTTAACGTACCGCAAACCGGGCTGCGCAATATCGAAGTGCCGGGGATCTACGAAGGTGATTACCTGGTGCGTGTCAGGGCGATTAACGCTGGCGGCGCATCCAGCCTGTGGGCCACCTCAGTGCTGACGCATCTCAAGGGCCGGGCCGGTGATGTGCCAAAGCCCGCCAATTTCCGTACCACGCCGTTGCTCTGGGGCGTACAACTGGACTGGGATTTCCCGGCTGGTACCGGCGATACCTTACAGACGGAGATCCAGTATTCCACTGCATCGACCGGCACAAATCCGCTTCTGCTGGCTGGGGTACCCTATCCGCAGCATGTTTATCAGCAACTGGGCCTGAAAGCCGGGGTAGGATTCTGGTACCGCGCGCGGCTTGTCGATCGCACCGGCAATAAGTCGGCATGGACTGACTTCATTCAGGGCAGCAGCAGCTCGGTTGCAGCTGATTACCTGGTGGATATCGACAACCAGATCAAACAGACAGACGCATATAAGGAACTCACCTCGGATATCGCCGATCTCAGCGACGATATTCAGTCAGCACGCGATGACATCAGCAAAGTCTCAACAGAGTCGGCGGCAACCAAAGCAGGCCTGGCACAGGAGGTAACGGACCGTAAGAAAGCCATCACCGATGAGGCAACGGCGCGCGCCCAGGCGCTGCTGACCGAAAAGAACGCGCGCGTCGCAGATATCAGTAACGTCAATCAGACGATCCAGACTACCACCGAATCACTGGCGCAGATGATGGCGCAGATTTCTGCGGGTACTGGCGAACAGTTTGACCCACTCAAAATCTGGTATTTCGATTCGACAGTGGAGGGCTGGACCGGGAACGGGAACCCGACCATTGTTGACGGGTGGATACGCCCGGCGAACCATGCCACCGATCCGTGGGTGCAGTCTCCCGGTTCACTGGGTGTTAACTCGTCGTCCTATCGCTTCGTTAAATTGCGTATCAGGAAGTTCGGGGCACCTGGCTGGGCTGGGCAGCTGCGGTGGCGGGGTACCGGTGGCTTCAACGACACCAATATGGTCACCGTCGCCGAGCCTGCTTATGACGCGAACGGGATCGCCACGCTGGAGTTCGACAATATCCCCTGGCTGACTGAAGCCACGATGAATCAGTTCAGGCTGGATCTGTCCACTAAGCAGGATGCGACGAACTACTACCTGATTGACTGGGTTGCGCTCGGACGGCCAACGCCCGGCGCAGGTATGGCGGCGCTGCAGGCGGAAACGACAGCCCGTGTCCAGGGCGACCAGGCGGAAGCCACAGCGCGCGAGACGCTGGCGGCGCAGATCCGGGGCGGTTATACCGGTGATGATCCGTCGAAGCTGGCCTCGGGCTTGCTCTACACCGAACGCCAGGCGCGCATCACAGCGCAGGAAGCGGAAGTGACAGCCCGGACGGCGCTGGAAGCGACCGTTAACGCCAACAAAGCCAGCGTGACGCAGGAACTGGCAACGCTGACGACTGAGCAGGAGGCGCAGGCCACCACGCTGTCAGGCCTGCAGACCACCGTCGGGAAAAATACCGGCGATATCACGCGCATCGATAAAGCCGTCACTGATAACAACAAGGCTCAGACTACCGCGCTGGCTGCGGTTAAAGCCACAACCGACCAGAACACGGCTGACATCAGCACGGAAACCACGGCCCGCACGGATGCAGACAGCGCGCTCGGTCGTCGTATCGACAGCCTGAAAGTGGATGTGGACGGTAACACGGCCAGCCGCGACGCCGGTATCGTCGGCAACGTCACCAATGCTCTCGCCAACTTCATGGCTTTCTCTGATCAGCGCGTCACGTTTGCCGTTGGCGAAACGAAAACGATGGCCGAGATCACCGAGACCCGGAAGACCGCCGCGGATGCCACAAGCGCTGTAGCTGAACAGGTTACGACGCTTAAGGCCACGGTTGAGCAAAACGGCCAGACCAACGCCGCCGCCATCACCCGCATTGATAAAGCCGTTACGGATCTGGAGAGTGCTACCGCAACCAGCATTCAGCAGGTGACGGCTGCAATCGGCGATACCAATGCCAGTGTGCAGACGACCAGCCAGGCGGTTGCTGACATCAACGGCAAGCTGAACGCGCAGTGGGGCGTTAAAGTCCAGGTGGAAGCGAACGGTGTCAAACGCATCGCGGGTATTCAGCTGGGCATTGACGGTACAGGAGCCTCAAACTTCCTGATTTCTGCCGATACGTTCGCGGTGTATAACCCGACGACGAACGGGCAGGAGCTGGTGTTTGCTTCGACCGGCGGCCAGATGTTTATGCGTTCGGTGTTCATCCAGGACGGTTCCATCGACAACGGCAAGATCGGGAATTACATCCAATCCAGCAACTGGGACGGGACCGGCAATGTCGGCTGGCATATCAATAAATCCGGGTATGCCACGTTTAACGGCGTTACCGTTCGCGGGACGATTTATGCCACCGACGGGAGCTTTAAAGGCAGAGTTGAGGCGACCAGCGGGAGCTTCAAGGGCACGGTTGAAGCGACATCTTTCATTGGAGATGTTGCCAACACAGGGGTGTACCCGGATGCCAGTGCTCGATCAGATAGCGCTGTTTCAACAAGCATACCAATGGTCTATATGGACTCCAGTAATAGCGTTTTAAGTAAAAACGCGATTGTGGATTCTCTAATATATGTGAGAGGACTCGTAGGCGCAGTTGTGGCCACTGTTCAGGTGACTATTGCAGGCAACGTTCGAACGTTCACTTATGACGTTCCTGTAGGTGGGGTATGGTTCTCCGCAAAACATGCGGTTACTGGTCTGGGCGGGCAGCGCATCGAAGCCAGTATCGTTCTCAGCTCTGGCAACGCTACAATGAGAATCACTGCTGCAACAATGACCGTGACTCGCGGTACCGGCTCCTTCTCCTGATCCCCTCAACCTCAAACATCCAACCCAGCTCCGGCTGGGTTTTTTATTTTAAGGACATCACGAATGGCCACACTTGATGACGATTTGGCGAAAGCCGTCACGGAAGGTTTTCGCCTGGCGCAAACCAGTATCATCAACCAGGACCTGATTTTATCGGGCACCGGTGACGTCACCGTAACCCTGGCAGACGGTTCGAAAAAGACGGGTCCCAGCTGGTCGAAGCTGATCGCCCAGGCGGGTGCGGCAGGAGCCAGCGCCGCCGCTGCCAAAACATCAGAAGCGAATGCCCTTGCTTCGAAAAATGCGGCAGCATTAAGCGCAACGAACGCAGCAACGTCGGAGGATAACGCACTCGCATCGAAGAATGCCGCCAAAACCTCCGAAACGAACGCGAAGACTTCGGAAAATAATTCAAAGACCTCAGAAAACAATGCAGGAGTCAGCGCCAGCAGTGCCGCAGCATCACTGGCCGCGGCGCAGAAGCTTACGTCTATACCCTATGAGGCAGCGCCGCACCCGGATGTGTGGGTACCTTTCAACGATAGTTTAAAAATGGAAGGTATTGCACCGTATGACACGTTGACTATTTCCGGGCAGGTGCTTGAGCTGGCAACAAAGTCAGCGACCTTTACCCGCTCAACCATCGCGACGTACATCGATAAGTCTGGCGTACTGAAGACGGCGGCTATGAATGAGCCACGCTTTGAGCGGGAAGGTCTACTGATGGAAGGGCAGAGCACTAATTATATTCTGAATAGCGATGATCCATCGAAATGGTCAGGTACAAGCGGCTCAATCACGAAAACAACGTTAGCTGCTGATGGGACATCGCAAGCAGTAGCGATGAAGGGTGTTATCAACACGTCCACCACATTCCCAACAATGGTTCTATCAAGCACTCTATCACTGGTTGCTGGCGATAATTTAACGATCTCGTGCCGTGCAAAAGGGGCGTATGGATATATACGCCTTGCGTTTACCCTTGAAGGATCAACTATTGCCGCTACTTTAATTGAAGCAGCTACAGGTGTTGCCCTTAGCCCTCCTGCTGGCGTGACCGTTACCAGCCAGATTGGTAGCGACGGATATGTAACGATTGCCGCAACTTTGACTGCTGGTTCAGCGGGCAATTACGCAGGAATAATCGCAGTACAAAAAATGTCTGCTGACTCTACCATTCCACTGAATGCCGAATATTATGTTCAAATGCCTCAAGTAGAAAAAGGCTCAGTGGCGACAAGCTATATACCCACCGGTTCGGCAGCAGTTACAAGGTCACCTGATAACTGGTCGATTCCGGCAGATAATATAGGTTATAGGACTTTAGCGTCTAAGATTAAACGTACTATAGCTTTCGAATTTGTTGTGAAAGGGCTGGGACCTGCTGCAAATAGCTATGTAGATGCGTTACGCGTTCCGGGTGTCACTAACGACATTGTTTGTAGAATAAGCGCATCTAATAGGCTTACGTCTTACAGAGATGGTGGAGGGGTTTTTGTCCCCTATACTTCAGATATTCCAGGTGTATATGTGCACCAACTGGATGGTGATAAATACACAGTGTATTTTGGCGGAAACACAAGCACCAGAACACAAGCTCCTAACGACACTACAGGAACTGCTTCAAACGCCTCAAACTCCACAGGACCGTCAGGGACTACCTTCGTTTACCACATCCGCAATTTCCGCATCTGGCATCGTGTCTTAACTCCCAACCAAATTAATGGACTCCGCTAATGAGAGACTTATATCTGCGTTTTAATGACGCTGAAGAAATGTGCGCGCAATTAATCGCTGCGGGTTTTATGGATGATGAGGGACAGGGTGGTTTATATCACCCCGATATCAGCCTGGATATCGTTGGCGTTATCACTGTTCCTGCTGAAGTTATCAATCCCGGTGAAGAAAACGAAGTTATCAAGTACATCACCGAACCCGGCTATCACGTCAATTTGCGGGTCATGAATGACTCGCTCGATTTATCCGTGCTGAACGACTTTGTGGTTACACCGAAAACACCGGCTCGCGTCTGGGCGTAAGGAGTTAAGTTATGGCAATGAGAAAAGACAGCATTACTCTGACCACTGCGGAGATTTCGGATCTGGGCACGGCCGCCAAAAAGGATGTTGGCGCAGCGAAGGGGCAGGTGATAACAGTGGGCGATACGCTGGGAATAGGTGATCCTGTCGTTACTGTCCCGACGTCAGCTCAGGAGAAGGGCGCTCATTACGCATATTATGACGGGAACACCGGGTATGGTGGCTCAGGCGTGGAACTCAAGCACGTTCTCAGGGCTTCATCCGCTGCAACAGGCGGCCTTGCAGTAATCAGGATGATCAACTACTTCAACCGAGACAGGAAGGTTATAGGGGTTGCATGCTTTGGTGCGTCTGAAGAGTGGAGGGTTAACTTCTATCACTCAGGGAATACGACCCAGGCTGCCGATGGTACCTTAAAAGCAGCCTCGCCAGTCATCCGCCTGTTTCATGACGGCCGCGCAGTCTGCAACGAAGAATCTGAGGGGTGCGCAGTTGAGCGACTGGGCGTCGGGGAGTATCTGATAAGCGGCTGCATTGGGCTGAATTCAGATGCGGCCTGGGGTGGGGTTGATGGCGGGTTCGATATACCCAAAGACCGTAACCGTCAGCCGCTTATCTGGCTGGATTATAAAGTTAACCCGGACGGCTCAGTGCTGGTAAAAACCTTTCACCGTACCCATCCTGATGCTCCGGCGTTCGCCAGAAATGAAATCGCCGGTATTTCCGAAGGCGACTCGGTTGATATCCCGGTCGATCAGTTCGTCTCTGTCCGTGTGGAGATGCCGGTGGACAGCATCTGGAATCAGCGCAGACAGGCCGCTGAAGAAGCGCTGGAAGCAGCAGAGCATGAAAACCAGCAGGATGTTCAGCAGTAATTATCAATAGGCACAGCCTCCTTGCCCTGGACTCTCTTTAAAACTACTGTATAAATATACAGTAATAATAAATGAGAGGTCACCATGCCCCGCAAATCAGACATTAACGCGGCTTTTACCGCGGCGATACAGCTAAACCCGAAAGGGTATCAGTGCCTTCACACAGAAGACTTCATACGTGAGCTGCGCGCCAGGAACTGGCATTTCACGCCGGACGACGCCAATGACTGGATAGAGCGTTATCAGGAGTTCTTCGTCGACAAGACGCCGGATGACAGCCAGAACCGGCTCTGGATGATGAGAAACATGGGGAGGGTGATCTGATGGGATTCGTATCGCCAGCAACAGACTATGTAGAGCGCAGGCTCTGCCCTGAAACCATTTGCGGAATTGGCATCGACAGCAGAATCCTTGAGACGTCATCCGGGTTTGCGGTGATCGAGCCGGTCACCCGACTTGTGCAGGGGCAGATTCTGCTGATCCTTAGTGGCGGTCAGACGCAATTTGCTCGGTTTCTGGGAAAAGCATTAATCACAGAGGACGGTGAGGCGATAGAAGGCGACGCAGCGGAAGAGGTCGAAGTCATGGGTAGGGTGACTTTCTTCATCAACAGCACAGATGCGGATGATGAGGGGTGTCCTGTGTAAGAATCGGTCTGTATCAGAACTCAGTGGAAAGCAAGACCTGATGGCCTTCCCTTCAAAGTCTAAGGTCCGCTATGAACGAAAAGCGGACATGCGAGAACATGGGCTATGTATGAAAGTTAATGCTGATAAATACCATCTTCCAAAGGGGGACCATCAGCAGTAACCTCCGTGATACTTTTTGGGGGTTCAAAGATGGCTCCACCAAAAATCGCATCAAACTCTGCTTTGGTATCTGATAAGTATTCTAAGATGATCTCTAACAGCCCTCTGTACGTGTCGCAATGCCATTCAATATGAGGACAAATTTGGGCGAGAACTCTGATCTTAAAATCATCCAGATTCTCTGGGACATCCAGCAAGTTGCCAGTGTTTAATGCCTTCGACATAAACCTGTAATTGAACATAGATAGAACCATTACTGATACACCTTTCTCTTGCCTTAACTGATCGAACTTCTCTTGTTCTTGAACGCTAAGCTTGGCGTATTCGCGATCTCGCTTAGAGTTGATGGGTTCGACGTACTGAAGCGGTTCGTCAGCAGCATCACCGATACGTGGACAAAAGTACCTATTCCACCAAGCCTCAAAATACCTTTGTTGGAACTCTAGATATGTCATCCCAATAATATTGGTGTTTTGAGTGTACCGTTTAGCACCCTGCTGAAGCCCATGCTTTGAAATAATAAATCCAATATTAGCCCCGGTTTCATGCATTACCGTGGTGAACGAATGGACCACAGTCTGTGGTATAGGACTACCCCAGTTTTTGCATTCCACGATGTATCTGATTTTGTCCACGCTTCTAACATCTGTCGCGAGGACATCTACGTTCACTGAGCCACGCGGGGTCTCTAAATCGACCTCAACTTCTGCAAGCAAGCCAACATTACGGAATATACGTTGGACTCCTGTCTGGAGGTCTTGCCAGTTCTCTGGTAATGGGTCATCGATCAT